GCAACAGTATCTCCAAACATGTTGACAAAATCTGAATAAGATTCAACCGTAACTGGCTGCATCGCAAGCCCGCGAGTTGAGCGCCCGATAATAACGGGTCCCTGTGCTGTTGGCGACTGGGGGATGAAAGAATTATCAATTTCATTGATAAACACCCCAGGAGATACAAACTTAAAGCTTTTTACTGACATATTGTGGTTCCTCTTTTGAAAAGCAAGCATATTCGATGCCTAATCATACTTTAAATAGTATTTTCATTTCCAAAAGGATAGGCAAGTTTTGATATTCCACTTCCTGAACTAATCTTTGTCCCATAGGTTATAGTTTCCTGCTGGGACTACTGATTCTTGTGGAAATTGGTATTCGACTGTGTTCTCGTCGATTCGGATGATTGGGCGATCGTCATTGGTGCCTTCACCGATCAAATATCCCAAAATATTTATGGTAATCTCGGTAGTAAATTGGCGTTCGTCGTCCCCAAGAGAGGCTACATTATTGTTGTGAGCAAAGCTTTGCTGAACAAAAGCCTCGTAACGATGATTATTCCGCTGTAAAATAAAGGAATTGATCTGTCCGGGTCTTGCGATGAATGGCGCGATAAGATCATTCATTTGCTGCTGGTACTCTGTCTTAATGCTGATCTTATAGTCAACGCTTATATAAATCGGAATCGGTATAGACAGAGTTTGTATTACTACCTTCTTATTTACTCTCGGATAATAGCGCTGATCTGTTCCGCCAGTGTTGGTTCTTGTCCCCGCTGCTACCGCAAAGTTGCGAGTCTTATCAGGAACTATTCTTTGTGCGATCACGAACCTACCGGCTCTGCCGTTCTTGTCGGGGGAGTAGATTTGTGCCTGGAAAGAGCCCTTTCGTCCTGGATCTTTGGAGATGGCAGTTCTCTCTACACTAAGTACAGGCAGTGTGATATTCTTGCCGTCTCTCAACTCTTTGGAGTGCTTAACTTGAAACGATCTCTCTGGTACCTGCCATAGAACTGGGACTTTCTTAAATCCCTCATTTGTAACAGTAGATAGATCCAAGTCTTCTTTGAGCCAAGACACCAAGGACCGGTCTATGTCTTCTATGGTAGAAGCCAGCATTCCTATCTCTTCTAAATGGTATTCTCCAGCGCCGGTGGGGAGCATGGCGAAATCAAAATCATCAGGTAGCATCGAATAGCCCCTTTCTAGCGCGTTTGCAAGTTGCCACTACTTCGAAAGTGTGTCCAACTTGTCCAAATAACTTTCGAGGTTCTTCTATCTTGGTCATCTCGTAATATGTATCGCCATATAAAACAAAATCGCCTTCGCGAACAAACAAGTCTTGATCTTCTGTGAGTCTTCTGTGATGGAAGTAAACTGTAATCACACTACTGTGGTCGACTCCAACATCGTTCATATAAGTTGTACCTTCTTCGTCAAACTTAACAAGAGCATATACGCGAACAGGGGGTAGGAACGTTTTTTCGACTGCTTCTCCATATAGGTCATGAAATTTAGTGAGCGCTAAATCGATGGGATAGTAAAGAATCTGTTGGCCAATAACCTTCTCTACTAATTCATCATTGACCTGTTTAACCAGATCTCGCTCTTTCTTACCTAGAAATAAAGGCGGTGGTGGGGCGGCAGGTCTTTTCCATTCATTAGACATTCCCTATCACCCTACAAAGATTGGCAGCGGCGTGACCTTCAAGACATTTGTGGCTGCATCGGTGATTTCTTGATCTTGCTTGGCAAGCGCAACGTATTCAGTCTCTTTAAGCATCTCTGCTAGCTTATCTTTTAGCTGCTGTTGCTCTTCTTTGGCTTGCGAGAGGAGTTCGCTGTGATTCAGCGTCACACTTTCGCCTGGAATTGGGATAGTTGTGAATTTGCCCCGAATTTGACCCAGCATCTCCTTGCAGAGAGCTAATGAATACTTTCGAATCCACTGCTTGCCCATCGAGTTGATGCTTTGAAAAGGGAGATTATCAAAAGGCAACGTGTTGAGGTTGTTGACGCCTTCAATACCGCTATCGATCACTCCGTCCATTTCATATGGGTTCAAATCCACATAGAATTTAACCCAAAACTTGTCGTCTTCGCTTGTAAAGCCATAATCGCTTGGAGTAGGGTATAAACGAAGCTTGTTGTTGATTAATTCGAAGGAAAAGTGTGATGTGCGAGTAAAGATGTTGTCTTCATAAGCCATGGCTTGCATCTTATTCTGCCACGTAGGTATCACTTCAAACGTCGAATCGTCTGAAAACTGACCGTATGTCGACATATTGCCTACTACATTGAGCCCGCCGTAATAGCCATAGAATCTCCACATGGCGCGCGGTGTGATATAATAAACTTTAGTAATAATAACACGCTTGTTTCCAACCTTGCCGGCAAACGGAACAACATTGCCAGTATCATCGGTGCCAGTGGCAGAAGATGCTGAAATGATATTCTGGAGATCGTAATCTTGCACATTTCTAACTGGCGTAAATGAAGCCGAGTATTGTGGGATTGTACCGCCCATTCCTCCAGCAGCGGCTGCAGCGTCTCCGACTCTTCGAGAATAGCCTAGGGAGTACCGGGGGTATTTAAGATTTGAGCCTGATGGTCCGGTAAGAATATCACCTTTATGATCGAAAGAGGCAGTAGCAGAGCCGAGTACATTTGAGAGTACATTCTTACCTTGATGCAAGTTAACAATATAGGAATATTCCAATACTGCTTCTTGATACGCCGCATAGACATTGTTAGCCGTTAACTCAATATCAACAACATCACCACCAAGCTTCTTATAGACATAAGCTACTTGGTCTGATGCTCCGCTAATAAAGGCGGCAGAGCCCGTATAGTTATCAAAAGGCAACGAACCCGTAACTAGAGCAGTGCTCCCCGTTGAGGTTAATACTATTGCGCTAGTTTGCGATACTGGGCTTAAATTTGTCGGCATGCATGCGTACTCCTACTACATAAATAGTGAGGCTGAAAGCAAATCAACAATAGAGAGTGTTATTTCTTCTCTTCTTTTGAAGATGCTTTCTTTGAACGCCTAGCAGGTGCTGGGGCGGCTCTGTGAGCCGGCTTCTTGAGCTTTTTTGGTACAGGTGCAGCTTCAACCACTTCCTCGACTACAGGCGGGACACTGACCACCTCTTTAACCGCGGGTTTGGGTGCAGGTGCTGCTTGGGCTCTTTTGCGGGTTTTAAGCCACAATCGTCGTCTGGGGTTCATAATGATACTCCTTATATTAAATCATTACAATAAGTAGTTTTAAAAAACGGAAATCTCAAAAATTGGCGGCAGTATTTTTTGGAGGACTCGGCATTTACATAAAAGAAAACCCCCACCGGAACTAACCGATGGGGGCTTAACTTTATTGCGCTATGCGCCTATTGGCTATGCGCCAGACTCACCTAGAAGTCCACGGACGACAACGAGGCCGTACATATCTGGACGAACCATCTTCTTGGCATAACGAGTCATCACGCCCTTGCGAGGCACGAAGTCTTCTGGTCCAAAGATGGTAGGAGTGGTTTGTAGTGGCACATAAGGTGCGTATACATAACCAGACTCAAGGAATGAGCCACCTCGGCGACCGACGAGAACGACGTTGCGGAGGAAGTAAGGATCGACAATAACGTCGAACTTCTTGCTCAGCGAGCCGGTCTTAACGGCACCAACGGAACCCTTCTCATCATCTGCGGTAACAGATGCGCGGAATCCGGCAGTAAACTCAAGGATGTTGGCAACTTCAGGTCCGCAGACGATGAAGTTAGCACCACCACGTAGAGTCTTACGGTGGATCTGTGCGGAGACATCATTGATAGTCTCTGCAAGAGTCTCATACCACTCACTCACGGTACCAGTGAAGTCTGGAGCAGCTGCACTAGCGCCGATTTCGAGGCCAGTTTCGCGGTTCAAGAACATTCCTGGAGAACGTGCCCAGTAGTAGGTTGCAGCGGTTGCACCGTTAACGAGGTCAGCAAGGATCTCACGGTCAATCTCAAGAGCGATTTGCTCGGAGAGGATTGAAGTAAGCTCCACCTCTGCATCCAAGTTGTGGTATGCGTTGAGGTCTTGACCCAATTCTGGTGTCCACTTAGCCTTGAGCTTCTTGGTCTGTGCGGTGACAGCCACAGAATCAACCTTAATGTCGATTTCTGGGATAAGCTCAGAACCTTCAAGTCCCCACTCGGTAGTACCGACAACAGAGCCAAATGCTCCGCCGGCAGCCCAAGTATCCTTCACTGGGAAGGAGCAACCCAAGTTGATTGCACCGCCGGCCGCGATCGCGGCAGGCACACAGTCCACACTTGAGATGAAGTATTGCTGTACAGCCGCACCAGGAGTGGCAACTTGTGTCAAACGACGAAGCTGCTCGGTGTTAGCGTTAGTAAGCGTTTCTCCTGTGAGGGTCGCAAGATTCTGGATCGACGAAGAAACAGCACCGAGATTGTTATAATCTAGGTCTGTATCAAGGCTAGCCTGGGGAATATCAACGCGAACAATCCAGCGCGCTGTAGCGGAAGAGCTAAGAGCGAGAAGATCAGGGTCGAATTGGATACTCTTTCTCTGTGCAACAGTTGAACCAGTCAAGCTGAATGACGTCATTGTCACTGCCGAACTTGTAACACTAGAAGAGCCTGACGGAGATGAATATGCATAACCGCGAGCACCAACTGTGCGAGGACCACCAAGGTCGCCCTTAAGGGTACCTAGAAGATCAACACCACCGGTGATTTGTGAACCAACCTGATCAGTACCATAGATGGACTTATCAGCGACGTTTCCAAATCGACTGTTTAGTGTACTTGAAGAACCAATGTTCGGTGAGAACACAAAGTCCAGGAAGAAAATGAGACCACTAGGTAGACTCATTGGTTGAACCGAAACGAGATCGTTTGCGATTAGTCCTGCGAATACACGACGAACGATTGGGAATGCTACGGCTGCAAAGCCCTCAACATCTCCTGCGCTCATTGAACTGGATTCGCGAAGCAATTCTTTAGCCTGATTCTCTAAGAGTCGAGCCATTGCCTGCTTGTTACGGTCGTTATCAAGACCTTCTAAAAGTCCTGTGCGCTCCCACTTTGATAACAAAGCGTGACCTTCGGCGCGCATATCACGATTGACTACACCTTCGGTGAGTCTTTCAATAATACTAGCCATTTTTAAATACCTCCTTAATTGTATATTATATATCGGACATTAATTTACTTAATGCCTGCTAGTCGTTGCATCCGATCCGAAATTGGATCGACTGCTGTGCTCTCTTGACGAGTAGCACGGATTACAGAAGAACGACGTCCGATAGCTTCGCTTAGTGATTGAGGGCTACGTTTTGGGGCAGCCTGCACTGTGCTTTGAAGCGTGTCGTATATTGTCTTTGCTTCTGTGACGGAACCAGCATTAGAAATCGCTTCGACAATTCTTGTTTTTTGTCGCTCATTCAAGGAGGTATTTCTAAGAACACGGTTCGTGTATAGTAAACGGCCATTTGACAAATTGGTTTCGACTAACGTCTCTTTCAATTCACCCACGACTTGTTTATATTTTGAAACTTGTTGCTTGAGTTGTTTGTTTTCAAAAGTTAACTCTTCTTGAGCCTTCTTGAGGGGCTCTAATTCTTCCATTGCGTCTGTACTGCGGCGAGCAGCAAGACCCTTTTCCATTTCCCATTTGACGCTTTCGGCACTTCTGCCGGCCCAGCCGGATAGCTCGGCAGACATGTCAACAGTTAAGCGTTCCATAACGGCGTCGAGGAGTTCGTCAGAGACTTCTTGGTCTTCTTCACCTTCGGCGAGTTTTGCCATGGCAGCTGAATCTGCTTCTTCTTCG